GAGCAAGCATGGATTGCACCTATCTGGTGGTGCAAATATATTTTTAGCAAGTCATTTCGTTTAGCTGCTGAAGTTAGAGCTTATAAAAGGCAAATTGCAGTTGGTGGAATTACTAAAGAATCTGCTGTATTAATGTTACTCCAATATAACTTAAATATATCATATTCAGAAGCATTGGAACAATTTTATGTCTCCTGAAGAAAGATTAGAGTTTATTAATGATTTAACAACTGCTTTAAATAAGAGTTCAGCACCTACACTAACAGATGATGAACAGCGTTGGGTAAGAATAGCTATTCAAAAAGAAGCACAGACAATTGATTTTCGTAAAGCAGTTATTCAGAAAACAATGTCTAGTTTAATTTGGTCTGCTCTTGTAGGTATGGGATATATTGTATTAAGTTGGCTTAATCAACATGGCTTTAAATAGGGATATATACTATGGCATTATTAGATTCTTTATTTAGTGTTGGTGAGAAACTTGTTGACAGGTTATTGCCTGATCCAGTAGCTAATGCGGCAGCTAAGTTAGAACTTGAAAAGCTTTCACAGAATGGTGAGTTAGCTAAAATGGCTAATGAAACTGATTTGTATAAGACAGAACAAAATAATATTACTGATAGACTTAAAGCAGATATGTCTAGTGATAGTTGGCTAAGTAAAAACATTAGGCCAATGACACTTGTATCTATTCTTATAGGATATTTTACTTTTGCAATGATGAGTGCTTTTGGACACGATACTAAAACAGAATACGTTCAACTACTTGGTCAATGGGGCATGTTAATAATGTCTTTTTATTTTGGTGGTAGAACACTAGAAAAGATTATTGATATGAAGCGTAATAAATAATGAAACTATCTGATAACTTTACACTAGATGAGTTTACTAAGTCTGAAACTGCTACTAGGCATGGTTTAAATAACACACCATCTAAAGAAGTAATTGATAACTTAGTAGTTCTTGTAACTAATGTATTACAACCTTTACGCTCATTAGTTGGGCCAATTAGTATTACTAGTGGCTACCGTAGTCCAGAAGTAAACACTAGTATTGGTGGAAGTAAAACTAGTGATCATTGTTTAGGTATGGCAGCAGATATTGAAATTGTTGGTGTAGATAATAAGAATCTAGCAGTATATATTAAAGAGAAGTATAAATATACACAACTTATTTTAGAATATTACGAAGATGGAAAACCTAGTAGTGGTTGGGTGCATGTTAGTTACAACCCACTAGATTTAAAATGCGAGTGTTTACGTGCCATTAAACAAAATGGTAAAACTGTTTATTTAAAAGGATTTTAATATGCCATTAGCTAAAGGTAAAAGTCAAAAGACTATTAGTAAGAATATTAAAGCAGAGATGAAGAAGGGCCATCCTCAGAAACAAGCCATTGCTATGGCTTTAAGTGCTGCTGGTAAGTCACTTCCTAAACGTGGTCAACGTGCTGCTACTAGTAAGAGTAAGAAGTAAATGGATCGTACTAAGTTTTTAGACGGTAGTGGCAAGCGCGTAATCCTACAGTTGTTTAAGGAATTTGCTCGCGTTGATGTTAAGTTCAAGCCAGTATATACCCTCCAACAATGGAAGGATGTATTTCTAGATTGTCGTGATCCGTCTGAATACTTACCTGCTCAAACTCTTATTGGAGATTGGGAACACTGGCAAGAAATACGTAACCATGTATTAATTAAACCACATGTAGATAAGTGGCAAGCAGAGCTTGAAATTAAACTTCGTAGTGAAGCAATTCAACAAATGAAACTACATGCTAAACAACCCGGTGGAACTGCTGCTGCGAAATGGTTGGCTGACAAAGGATATGCTCAGGAAGGCACCAAGAAGGCCGTAGGACGTCCTAAAAAGGATGAGGAGCTACCTACCCCTATGGTAGGGCGTATCGCAGGTGATATGGCACGTTTAGGCATTGTATTAGGGGGTAAACGATAATGACAATCAACACACAAGCTAAGTGGGAAGCCTTACGTAGTTTAGGACACACTGGTGTACAAGAAGATATGGAACTTCAGTTCTATCTTGAGAATGGTGCAACTATTAGTTCTGTACGTGATGCTGAAATGCAGTTTTTAGAAGCACGTGGATTTAGTATTGGTGTTGTACAAGATAGGTGGAAAGCCTTTTTAACATCGTTAGGCTATACAGGTAGTGTAGATGATATGTTAAATGTTTGGTGGGCATACATTGCAGTTGCTTTAAACTATAATTTACTTTTAGAAACTGGTGATGATTTACTACTAGAAGATGGTTCATTCCTATTACAGGAGTATGCATAATGCCATACATGACTGATGGTAAACGGGACTATAAGAAGCAGCAAGCATATGATGGTAAACCTGCTGTTGTAAAAGACAGGGCTAAACGTAATAAAGCACGTAGGCAAATGGTTGCAGATGGTCGTGCTAGTAAAGGTGATGGCAAAGACGTTGACCATAAAAAGCCACTAAGTAAAGGTGGTAGCACTTCTAAATCTAATTTACGTGTAGTTAGTAAGGCTAAGAACCGTAGCTTTGCACGTAATAAAAACAGCTCAATGAAATGAAAGATAGCCGCTTAGAACGTGCAGGAGTATCTGGGTTTAATAAACCTAAACGTACTCCAAGTCATCCTACTAAAAGCCACGTAGTTGTAGCTAAAGAAGGCGATAAAATTAAAACTATTCATTTTGGACAACAAGGTGTTTCTGGTAGTCCAGAAGGTAGCACACGAAATAAAGCATTTAAAGCTAGACATGCAAGTAATATTGCTAAGGGCAAAATGAGTGCGGCTTATTGGGCTAACAAAGTAAAGTGGTGATATGAAAAGAACTTCTGATGAAGACAAACAAACAATTAAAGAATATGCAGAAGGTGATCTAGAGACATTTGTACGTCTTGTTGCTCCACATAGGGTGTTAGGCGACATTCATTGCGAACTATTTAAATGGTGGTCTAAAGAAGATTCTAAAGACAATCAGCTTGTATTACTTCCACGTGATCATGGTAAGAGTGCTATGGTGGCATACCGTGTTGCGTGGTGGATTACTAAGCATCCAGAATCAACAATCTTATATGTTTCTGCTACAGCTAATTTAGCAGAGAAACAACTCAAGGCAGTAAAAGATATTTTACTTTCTGATAACTATAGATTTTATTGGCCTGAAATGGTTAATGAGCTTGAGGGTAAACGAGAGCGTTGGGCAGTGGATGAGATTTCAGTAGATCATCCTAAGCGTAAGGCAGAAGGTATTCGTGATGCAACAATTAGGGCAGCAGGTATTACAGCTAACGTAACAGGACTACATTGTTCTATTGCTGTGCTAGATGATGTGGTTGTTCCTGATAATGCATACACAACTATTGGTAGGGATCAAGTACGTTCTTTTTATTCACAACTTGCTTCTATTGAATCTACTGGTGCTAAAGAGTGGGCTGTAGGCACTCGCTATCATCCGGGTGATTTGTATAAAGACATGATGGAAATGACTGAAACCTACTATGACGATGTATCTGGTGAAGATATTGAAAACACTGTTTATGAAGTTTATGAACGTGTAGTTGAAGAGAATGGTGAGTTTTTATGGCCTAAGCAGCGTAGAGCAGATGGAAAAACATTTGGTTTTGACGAACGGGAACTTGCACGTAAAAAAGCTAAGTATTTAGATATTACACAATTCTACGCACAATATTATAACAACCCTAATGCTGTGGAAACACAGCTTATTGATCGTAGTAGGTTTACATATTATGAGCGAGAAAAAATACAAAACTTTAGCGGTGCATGGTATTTTGGAGATAAGTTATTATACGTTTATGCAGCAATGGATTTCGCTTACTCTGTTAGCAACACTGCTGACTTCACAGTAATTGCTGTTGTTGGAATTGATGAGAATAATAATTACTACGTACTAGATATTGATAGGTTTAAAACAAATAAGATTTCTGTTATGTATGATAAGGCTGAAGCTGTATATCGTAAATGGAAGTTTAAGAAGATGCGCTGTGAAGTAGTAGCTGCTCAGAGACTTATTGTTAGTCAGTTTAGAGACTACATGCGTAGTCAAAACATTGTGTTTTCTATTGATGAATATAATCCACCAAAGACAATGAGCAAGGGTGAACGTATTGCGGCTATTTTAGAACCACGATATAGTAACAACCAGATTTGGCATTATAAAGGCGGTAATTGTCAGATTCTTGAAGAGGAACTTATGATGAATAATCCAGAACATGATGACGTTAAAGATGCTTTAGCTGCATGTGTTGAGATATGTAAATCTCCTGTAAGTTCTAAGATGTGGGGCAAGCGTACTAACGTTATTGCATTTAATTCTAAATTTGGTGGCGTAGCATACTAAGGATAATATGAACGAAAATATTCAGGTAACATTTGATGACGATGTTTTAGCAGCTAAGATTTCTGATATTTGGATGCGGTGGGATACTGCCCGTTCTGTATGGAAGTCAGATCAACAAGAACTTCGTAACTATCTATTTGCTACAGATACTCGTAAAACTAGTAATAGTAAACTTCCTTGGAAGAATTCTACAGTTACTCCTAAGCTTACACAGATTAGGGACAACCTACATGCCAACTATCTTGCAGCATTATTTCCCTCTGAGAACTGGTTCTTCTGGGAAGCAGATGATAAAGACCCTGAATTAACTAAGAAGCGTAATGCCATTGTTAATTACATTAAACAGAAGCTAAAAGCATCTAACTTCCAACTTCTTGTATCTCAACTTGTATATGACTACATTGACTTTGGTAATGTGGTTGTAACATACGACTTCGTTCGTGATGTTATTAGTGATGCTTCTGGTAATGTAGTGTCTCGATATGTCGGCCCTAAAGCCTATCGTATCAATCCTACAGACTTAGTTTTTAATCCTCTTGCAGAAGACTTTAGTAAGACTCCTGTAGTTAGGCGCATGTTAAAGAGTTTAGGAGACTTATTAACAGACGTTGAAACAAAGCCTAGTTTAAACTATAACAAAGCTGTTGTAGATAAGGCTATGTCTTTTAGGCAAAACTATCGTGATGATCCAGAGTTCAAAAAAGAAATCAATATGGCTATTGACGGCTTTGGAAGTGCTGATGAATATCTAGATAGTGATATGGTTGAGCTACTAGAATTCTGGGGTGATATTTATGATCCTGATTCTAAGAAACTATTACGTAACCAACTAATCACGGTTATTGATCGTAAGTGGATTTTACGTAAACAACCTAATCCATTATGGACAGGTACTAAGCCTATCTTCCATTGTGGCTGGCGTTTGCGTACAGATAATCTATGGGCACAAGGGCCACTAGATCAGTTGGTTGGTATGCAATATCGTATTGACCACCTAGAGAACTTAAAGGCTGACGTATTTGACTTGATTGCTTATCCAGTAATGAAGGTTAAAGGATCAACTGTAGAAGAGTTTGAGTATGAACCCGGTGCTACAGTGTTCGTAGGCGATGAGGGTGATGTAGAGTTTATGCGTCCTGATGCCACTGCGTTGCAAGCTGATATGCAGATTAACGAACTTATGGCACGTATGGAAGAACTTGCTGGTGCTCCTAAGCAAGCTATGGGTATCCGTACTCCGGGTGAAAAGACTAAGTACGAAGTACAGACGTTAGAGAATGCAGCAGGTCGTATTTTCCAAAACAAGGTTAGTTGGTTTGAACGTAACATTCTAGAACCATTGCTAAACGGAATGCTTGCTGAAGCTGTACGTAATTTTGAGGGCGTAGAGCGAATTAAATCTGTAGATGAGGACTATGGTACACCGATCTTTGTTGACGTAACCAAGAACGATCTGATGGCCTCTGGAAAGATTTATCCTATTGGTGCTCGACACTTTGCTGAACAAGCTAGGTTTATTCAAGAACTTGCTCAAACAATGCAAGCTGTACAAGCCATTCCAACAGTAGCTGCACACATTAGTGGCAAGGCAATTGCTAAAGCACTAGAAGAAAATCTAGGTTGGCAAAACTACAAGATTGTTCAAGACAACGCTATGATCTTTGAACAAGCTGAAACACAGAGGCTAATGTCACAGATTAGTGAAGACTTACAGGCTGAAGCTACAATTGGTGCTCAAGGTAAGCAGCAAGGGCAACCTGCACAGCAGGGACAACCACCAGTTGACAACCAGCAACAAATGATGTAATATGAATAAACTACTACTTAATAATAAACCTAAAGACTCTACTAATGAAGAGTTTACTAAAGTATGGAATAATAGTAGTTATGCTTTAGAAGCATTATATAAAACACTATTAAGTATTAATAAAGAACTTTCTACAACTAAGAAAGATGATTTTGATTGTCCTAACCATTATGCTAAGTTAGCATTTAACTTAGGTCAATCTAAAATTATTGAACAAATTATCAGTTTATTACCAGACTCTGCTAAGGGTCACGTAATTAATTAATAGTAACTCTAAGCATACTACTTTTTAGGAGATATACCCGCATGACCAATGCATCAATTTTTGATAGTCACGACCAGACTATCGCACCAGCAACAGAGACAACTGAAGCTAATCTTTTCACTGCACTAGTGGGTGAAAATCAAAAATACAAGACTCCAGATGATTTAGCAAAAGCATATGCTAACGCTGACCAGTTTATCGAAACCTTGAAAGAGGACAATCGTAAACTACGTGAGCAAGCAACAGCCGCTAAAACAATTGATGATGTTCTTGAGCGTATGTCGAAGCAAGATAATGCACCAATGGATGACAGTCCTTCTGCTCAATTTAACACTGAGGATGTGCAACAGCTTGTAGAGAAGACGTTATTAGGTAGGGAACTAGCTAAGACTAAGACGGACAACTTGTTAATGGCAGACAAACTTATGAAAGATAAGTTCGGAAGCAAGGCAGAAGAGATTTTTAAACAAAGAGCTTCTTCCCCTGAAAAGGCACGTATCCTAATGGAATTGGCTGCAACTGATCCTATTGAATTTGCTGATATGTTTGGAGGTAGTTCTAATCTACCTACTAATAACATGGACTCAGGTTCAATGAATACTACTTCAGTGGCGAGTAATGTAGGTAATAGGTCAGTAGTTGTGGGAACAAAAGAGTGGGCCACTAAGGTTCGCAAAGATGATCCCGCACTATACTGGTCACAAGACTTTCAATATAAGCTGCAACAAACTGTTTCTAAAAACCCTGCCCTGTATTTTGGGCAATAAGGAGAATTAAATGGCTGGTGTTGATTATGCAAAGGTAAATGAGAATCTAGTTCGTTCAGAACTATGGTCTTCAGAATTAAAGGATATCCTTCAAGAACAACTAATGGGCACGAAGTATGTTCGTATGCTCAATGGTTTTCCTGATGGCAATCAGTTTACAATCCCCTCAATTGGTGAACTACCAATGCGGGAAACTTCAGAACTAAGTGCTGTAGTGTATGACGCAATGGACACTGGTGAATTCAACTTCACTATTGACCGTTACGTTGAAAGTGCTACGTACATCACTGACAAGGCAAAGCAAGACAGCTACTACGCTCAACAGCTTATTGGTATGTTCCCAACAAAGATGCGCCGTGCTCTAGATGAGAATCTAGAAACGTCTGTATTCTCACTTGCCAATCAGCAAACTTCAGGCAATGCTAACGCTATCAATGGCGCAGATCATCGCTTCGTAGCTTCAGGTAGTACGAACACTGTTCTATCACTCAATGACTTTGCTAAGGCTAAGTATGCCCTAGACAAGGCACAGGCTGGTGGTACTCGTGTTGCTATTATTGATCCTTCACAAGAGTATGTCTTTAACACCCTAGTTGGTGCTCAAGCATTCTCATACAATCCTACGTTCGGTGGTATTGTTAATGGCGGTTTCGTTAATGACGTAACTGGTATGCGTTTCATCCGTAGCATCTTTGGTTTCGATGTATACGTATCAAACTTCCTACCTGCTTCTTCAGAGGCTGCTGCTTCAACGCTAGGTGGTGTTACTGTTCCTGCTACCCCTACCGTGAACTTGTTCATGGCTGTAGGTGGCGATCTAACCCCCTTCGTCGGTGCTTATCGTCAAATGCCTCGTGTTGAGTATGAGCGCAATAAGGACTTACGCCGTGATGAGTATGTTATGAACGCACGTTTTGGACTAAAGCTTTATCGTCCTGAATGTCTAGTTAGTGTTATCACTAAAAACACCATCTAACCTAAAAGGAAACTAAAATGACTCGTGCTTCTTCATGGACTAATGCCGATGGCTTAGTTGTAGGATTTGGTAAGAATACTCCAGAACTATCTGGTGCTCTTACTGAAACCGAAAATGGTCTAGGTGGTATTAAGACTGCTTCAGTCAAGTTTGACTATAGCAATCTAAACGCTGCTGCTGCTATTAAGTACAACATCCCTGCTGGCTCTCGTGTACTTGATGTACGTCTAGTTGTCCAAACTGGATTTACGTCTACTGGTACTAACACGGTTGCTGTTGGTGATGCTACTACCGCTGGTGGTTTCATTACTACAACCGCTGCAACCACTACGACAATGGCTACTGCTGATGCAGTTATCAATTGTGATGGCGTGTATGTATTTGCTACTACGGATACTACTGCTAACGAAGTTAAGGTTTATGCTGCTGCAACTGATCTACTAGTTGCTTCTGCACAAACTGACTGGACTGCTGGTTCAGCTACGCTACACGTTACCTTTATCTAATAGGTAATTGGATTAGGAGGGGGAACATAGTGTCCCTCTCCTTTTTTTAAAACTTATTTTAAGTATTATATATTAGGAGAGATGATGGCAACAGTACAGCATAGTAGTTTAACAGGTTCAACACTACATGAACCTAAGGGTGTTGCTACTGCTACTTCTAAAACTCTATACACTGCTAATGGTACTGGTAGTGGTACATGGATTAAACTAGGCCCACAGAGTTTAACTGGTATTACTAGTAATGGTACCGATGGTCAACTAGTTGCTGTAGATGGTACAGGTAACTTTGTACTAGTATCTGGTGCACATGGACAAACGGACTTCTATAATACAACCCCATATAGTTTGGCTGTTGTAGCAGGAACTCCTGCAAAACTAGCTCCAACAACTACCCCTAATGGTGTTTCTCAAAATATTACTGAAGCAACCACTGCTCGTCTTACATATACAGGTGCTGACACGCTAGCTTTAGTTGTGTTATATAATGTCTCTCTTGATCAAGCCTCTGGTGCTTCAAAAGATGTTACGTTAGCTATTTATAAAAATGGTGTGCTAACTACGGGTAGTAGAATGATTTTAACTACTACTACAAGTGAGAAGCATGTTATCTCAGGCACTACTACTGTAAGTGCTGCTACAAATGATTATTTTGAAGTGTACGTAGATGTTAGTGCTAACGCTACAATACGAACTTACGCATATCAACTTAGTGCATTATTTGCAGGTACTTAAATATGGCTAAATTAACACTGATTGAAATGACTCAAAACATCCTATCTGCATTAGATAGTGATCCAGTAGATTCAATTGATGAAACAGTTGAAGCTGTACAAGTAGCCGAACTAATTAAAGAATCCTACTTTGAACTATTAAGCCAACGTGATTGGCCTTTTTTATTTACACTAGGCAATTTAACTGCACTAGGTGACGTTAACAATCCTACTAAAATGAAGATTCCAGATACGTGGAATAAAGTACAGTGGATTAAGTATGACAAAGTTGAAGTTGAGTATCTTCCTCCAGAACAATTTAAGCATGTAATTGATAACCGCCTAGCGTTAACTAATGTTGTTAGTAGTGATGGTTATATTATTAATGCCAATCCAATGTTCTGGACTAGCTATGATGATACGTTTATTTTCTTTGACGGTATTAACCTAGCTACAGAGAGCACCCTACAAGCCTCTAAAACGACCATCTACGGCACTGTACAAGCAAGTTGGACTCATAGTGACACATTCATTCCAAACATCCCTGAGAAGTTCTTTCCTTTACTGTTAGCAGAATCTAAAAGCCAAGCCTTTGTTAATTTAAAACAACAGAGTAATGCTAGAGAAGAACGTAAGGCTACTCGTGGTCGTATGGCTATGCGTAATGATTCTTGGCGTAATGAGAATGGTCAAGCTAAGTACAATACTAAAGTTAATTACGGAAGAAAATAATACATGAGCGAAGCATATGATCGTATTATGGAAAAGGCAGCACTAAAGAAAACTGCTGCTAAAGAACGTAAAGAAGAACGTGTTGAACAAAACATTGTTAATAAACTTGTAATTGAACGTACACCTTCTGGTTTATATTCTGCTAGATATTCTATGCGTGGGCCTGTACCTGATGAACTTAAAGGACACTTTACACGTAGGGATCATATTGTAACTATTGCACAACGTAGAAACATTGAACTTGAATCAGAAGCAATTGCTTAATTAGGAGACTTCATGGCTGTACAACCATCAGTAAAGGACAGTTTTACATTCGTAGGTGGCCTTAATACTGAAGGCGGTTACTTCATTACACCTGAGAATTCTTGGAAAGAAGGCGTTAACATTATTCCTACACTAGATGGGAGTATTGAACGTAGAACAGGAATTGATTACGAAGACAACTATGAGTTGTTAGCAACAAGTTTAACATCTACTAATAGAGATCAATATGCATACGCTACTAGTACATGGACTACAGTTGGTGGTAATGGCGATTTAAACTTCTTTGTTGCACAAGTAGGGCCAACTATTTATTTTTATGATGCTGCTAATAATAGCGTTAGTAATAATAAGAAATCATTTTCTGTTACTCTACCAACTGTTATTGATAACATTGAAGTGATTGGTTCTGCTATATGTAGTTTTGCTTCTACGTATGGTAAGCTAATTGTTACTAGTAAGAACACCTATCCAATCATCATTACGTACACGCCTAATGTCAATCCCACTATTGAGGGAACCATTGCATTTGAGCAGATTGATATTGAGATTAGAGACTTTGTTGGTAACGACACTGGACAAGCTGTTGATGCTGAGTTTACAGAAGCTGAATGGCTTGCTCTAGGTGTTAACTTAGATAGGGTGTTATATAACTTATATAACCAAGGATGGACAGATGCTCAAATAGCAGTGTACAAAACTGCTAATGCAGATAAGTATCCTTCTAATACCAAGAGTTGGATTTTTGGTAAAGATACAAACGATGTGTTTGTTGCTGACTTACTAAACAAACAAGACTTTGGTAATAGTCCTGCTGCTAAAGGCCGTTACATTATTGGCCCGTTCTACAACAGAACAACACTAGAAGCAATTGTCTATCGTCCTAGTGTGTGTGCTTTCTTTGCAGGTCGTGCATGGTATTCCAATGTAACAAATACTACTGGTGGCAGTAACATTTACTTTAGTCAAGTCTTAGATAACATTGTTAAGGTTGGTAAATGCCATCAACAGAATGATCCTACATCTGAAGTTCTTAGTGATATTCAAGATAGTGACGGCGGTACTATTTCTATTCCTGATGCTGGAGAAATCATTTCTTTAAATCCTATTGGTCGTGGACTGATGGTATTTTCTGGTAATGGTGTTTGGTTTATTAGTGGTATTGATAGGGGCTTTACTGCTTCAGGATATTCTGTAGAGCGTATTACATCAGTTGGTTGTACTAATGCAAGAAGCATTGTAGATGTTGAAGGTACACTAGCCTACTGGTCTACTAACGGTATTTACACACTAGCACAAGGTCGTACTGGTGCGGAATATACAAGCGCTAATGTCAGCGATAAAAACATTGCTTCTTTCTACGGGGATGTTCCTATCTTAAGTAGGCTGTATGCTGAAGGTAGTTATAATGGTTTTGATAAAACTATTTACTGGCTTTACTCTAGT